GTCCATCAATTGGAACTGTTTGAAGCGTTCCGGTTATAACCTCTTCTGCTTTTAAAGGATTTCTAGCACATGTTTTTCCAAACTCTGAAACTAATACATTTTGACAAGTACCACCTCGTAATGTTGTATCAACTCTTAAGAAAGATCCATTAACAAATGTTATCTCTCTTGCACTTCTTTGTACGATTCCAGTAAGACTTTTAGCAAGAGGTGATAGATTATCAAGTGCATGTCCGATAATGCGTTTAAAGATATGCTGTGCATGTTCTAATGAGTATGAGACAATACCGCATGAAAGATTATTATTAAATAATGCTTTGTCTAACATATATAGAACTGAAAATGTTGACATGCCCAATTGCCGGGCTTTGAGAATTAAATTACGATTATGTAGATTATCAAGTACATCGCTTTGAACTCTATTTAACTTGAAAGGTATTGAATTTCCTTGCTTGTCAACGATTTTATATAAATTGTTTAAACGCCATTTAGGAGAATCTAATTCAAGATATTCATTCATTTGTTTCGTTAGATAAAAGTTTTAATAGTGTTCCATCTAAGACTGCTTTCTTTAAATCTGTTAGACTTTGAACTATATTTTCATTGTCATCTAAGAACTTTTCTCGTTGACCAAGTCTTTGTTTTCCAAGCCAAACTAACATAGTGACATTGCCTTTCATTGCAATCTGATATTGTTTACCTAATAGCATGGAATTACCCTTTTGTTTCTTTTCTAAAGAATATTCAGACCACGGTTTTTTCTTTTCTTTTACGCATCTTTCATACAAAGTTTCGTAAGTGATTCCAATAACAGATGCTATTTGAACTCCACTAGCTCCAGCCATTAAAAATTTATCTACTTCATCCCAATTAATAGGATATGGAGTTCTTCTTCCTCCTCTATCAAATGGGCTTTTTTCCTTTTTATTAGACATTGATAATTTTCCTATTGATACTCCATTGAACAAGTTATCCTATTTCTAGAATTGTTTGACAATTTGGCAGTTTTACCTTGTTTTGTAGTTCTACCAACTCTTACTAAATGCCATTCTTTATTTTTCTGCAATGATTTAATCATGCCAATATGAGAAGTAACTATTCTTACTCTTTTCTTTTTCTCAATAAAAAATTTAGCCATTTCATCAGCTATTTTTCTTGAAATATTAAATCCCTGATATTCAGGTAAAACAACTAATCTAGATATCATCATAATGTTTTTAATATTATTATTCATAAGTTTTGATAGTGCTATAAAGCAACAAAACTTTTCATTTAACACTCCGCAATAACAAATTGCTGTTGTTGGCAAATTGTAGTTCAAATAGTGATACTTTTTGAAAAACTCCCATACTTCTCGTTTACATGAAAATATTTCGATTTCAATGTCTGGTCTTTTTTTTTTATAGTATAAAATTCTTTGCTATTTAAATCTAAAACCCAATCAGGACATAACCATTCTTCAACATCAAAATGGCATGTAATAGCTACAAATTGCTTTGAACTATTTCTAAATGCTTTAGCAATACAATGACTTAATGCTTTGGCTACATTTCTATCAACAACGCTTGTAAATTCATCAAATGCAATTAAGTTTTCATTAGATAAAATACAGGTAGCTAAATCAGCACGCATTTTTTGACCAGTTGATAATGATGAATATGAATTTATCCATTCGGGCGGACTACCTAACCCAACTGACAAGAAAGCATTTGTTATTTCGTTTATTGTTTTATCGTTAAAGTTATCTATTAAAGGACAATCTTTGTTTTTAATAAGATTATGTTCATATACATTTTCAAACAATTCTCTTGCAACAATTGATTTGCCAGAGCCTGAATCACCTACAATTAAACCAACTTTCCAATTCTCTGGGTAATCAAATTTTAGATTCCAAGTTTTTTCATAAGAATCAAGATCTAAATCATATTTATCACAAATACTTTTAAATAAAAAAGAATCGCTAGCTTTAATTTTCTTTATAATGTTAATAGTCTGCATTCGTATCCTAATTCTTTTAACTTTTCATATTTTTCTTTTTGATCATTTTCATCTGTGCATTGAATTTCAATAACAAATTTTTCATTCAATTCTATATCCTCAGGTAAATCTGGGACTTGTATATCAAAATCTTTAGTATCGAATCCATATGCAACAAGATCATCAGTATCCCATTCATTAGCTAATATATCAAAATCCCATTCGCCAATATTCTTATTTAACCGAATATTAAGTTCTTCCATTTCTTTTTCATTTAAAGCATGATCTGGCACATAACATTCTATTTCTTGTATATTTAGCTTTTGTAATACGTTTTTTCGTTGATGACCACCTATTAATACGTTATCAGTGTTTATAATAGGTTTATCTATAAGCCCAAACTTTTCTAAACTAGTCTTTAGATTTTCAAATGATTTTTTAGATAATTTACGAGGATTTTTATGGAAATCTTTTAAATCTTTAATATTTCTTTTTTCTAAATGCCATGTTATTTTAGACATTATTCAACCTATCTTGTTATATGTTACATATTTACATTTAAATTTATTTATTGTCCATTTTTTTATTGCTTTGTGTGCAAAAAGTGTGTATAATTTGGGCAATTAATTAAATAACTAAAAGGGAGTTATTAGATGAGTAATTTTACAAAAAAATTAAATGATGATGAAACTAAAGAATATATAAAAAAACGTTTCCATGATTATAAAGAAGAGACAAAAGAGTTTATTCAAATAAAATGTCGTAAATGGAATAGCAAACAAGAATCTATAAAAGCTGCTCCAATAGAATTAGTTAATTTGTTTGGCAAACCTTTTTATTGTGATAAGTATAAAGTATCAGGTGAATATTACTTTTATGATCAAGATGGAAATGAAGTAACATTATATGATTGGAAATGTACTTCTTTATATGATTTAGGATATCAATCACCTGAAAGTTTTTGGGCAAGTGAAGAAATTCAAACCTTTAGTATTGGAGCTAGTGAAAAACCACAAGCTTTAAAATTTAAAGATTGGTTAATAGAAAAATTACATACAAAGGAAAATTAAATGAATCCATTACAAATTCTTTGCACATTGCTATTTTTAATGCTTTTTGGAATATATTTTATTTCTTTGAAAGCAATTAAGGTTTATTTCGTTGGAGTAGAATCAAAAATTGAATCAAATAAATTTGATATAGATGCACAAATCAAATATATACTCGAAATGCTTAAAATAACAAACAATAGACTTGAAATTGATCGTTATGATCTTGAACAAATGAATCAAAGAATAAATGCAAAAAATCAAAAAGTAATTGCAAATAAAAAAACTAAAGTTAAAAAAGTAAAATAATGGCTCACATATATTTTATAGATAAAACAAATAAATGGAGAGTGCAAATAAGACATAAAGGTTTTAAATCTATCTCCATGTGTTTTGATAATTTTAAAGATGCTAAAAATTTTTGTGATGATGTTGAAAGTACAATGCAGGTAAAAATAAAAGAACGAAAGATAACATTTAAAATGAATGAGTTAAGAAGTTAACAAGGAATAAGAAATGAATGAAATGAAATGGATTGACATCAACGAGGAATTGCCAAAAGATAATCAATTTATTGTAATTTATGGAATTGAGGAAATTTTTACCAATGAACGACCTCAATATATAACTTGTGTTATTGGAGCAAGATATTCAAAAATTTATGGAATACAATTATATATCTCAAAATTTAAAATAATAGAAATTAAATATTGGATTCCATTGCCTGAATTTTCAGAAGGTAAAAAAGAAGTTAACAAGGAATAAGAAATGGATTTTAATTTAAATACAAATAGCGATTCAACAATAAATTTTTGTACACAAGATAATTGTTGGATAATGAAAATACAGAAAATTAATGGTGTTAATAGAATATTATTTAATACCGAAAAATATCCCAATTTATGTGAAGACGATTTTGCAATAAAAGTTATAGATATTTTAGTTAATTCTAGATTATTAGATAATTTTATAAAAAAGGAAGCAGGATTAATAAAAGAATTACCAGACAAAACATTTATAAGTGATGGTGAGAGAAGGGTTTGGATTAGTGTTAAAGAAAGACTTCCAAAAGAAGATGAAAATGTGCTTTTTTATGATGGTAAAGAAATACGATGTGGGTATCTACATTTATTTGAATATTACGCAGGAAATAAATTGGAATGGGATACAAATTGTTATTGGGATGGATGGGAATGTAACAGAGGAGAATACAATCCTAGTCATTGGATGCCACTTCCGCCACCTCCTACAATATGACACTTTATTGCGTCAACATAAACATGAATAAATATTGCGTCAAACAAAAGGAATAAGAAATGAAAAGATTACTTAAAAAACTTCGTTTATCCTAGAATCACTAATAAATTCTCTAAGATTTTCTATCACTTGTTCAACTGTTGGGGTTGGGACTATATTATCTTTATTAATTTGTCTTACGTATTCAGCAATATCTGTTAAAGAGTTGTACATGTCATTCTTGATGTTAACTAATTTAAGTTCGAACTTATCATTATTTTCATAATCATCTAAATCAAATACATAATTTACTTTCATCTATTTTTCCTCATAATATTGATTTATCAAAAGAATTAACACATTGCATATAAATAACTAACATTTCTATATCTGAATTTTTCCAAATATTAAAACAATTTATCTTAATTTCTTTTTTATGCAAATCATAAATCAAATCAAGATATTTTTTTTCATTGTCTGTTAAATTATTTAACTTCAAATTTAGAAAAGCTTCTTCATTAAAGTTAGTACTTATCTGTCCAATTATGATTTCCTTCAAAAGGTGACTTTTCTGATTCATATTGTTTATTCTCCATGTTTCCTATTGCTAAATCCCAGAACAAATTGATTTTACCAATTTCTCCGTGACGGTTTTTTTCTACATAAACATCTAAATCACAATAAGTTGCTGTCTCTGTGATCAATCTTTTATTTAATAGTAAAATAATATCTGCATCTGCTTCAATTGCTCCTGATTCTCTTAAATCTGACATTTTTGGAGTTTGATTTTCTCTTTGGTCTGATTGTCTATTCAACTGAGCTAATGCAACTATTGGAATGTCTAATTTCTTAGCTATTGCTTTAAGTTCATGCGAAATTGATGCTATTTTAACTTGATTGTTTTCGTAATTATAATCATCGCCTTTCATTAATTGAAGATAATCTATGAAGATTAATTCAACTCCATATACTTCTTTCATTCTTAATGCTCTGCCAAATAATTGAGTTGGTTTTATGCTTGCTGTATCATCAATAATCATGGTTTTACTTTTAAGAACCTCTGAGGCTTGAAAAATAGTTTGTAAATCTTTTTGATCTAAGATTCCATCTCGAAAGTTTTTGTAATTGATAGTTGAGTTAGTTAAAAGGTATTTAGTCATTAATTCATCAGCAGTCATTTCTAATGAAAATATACCAATTTTGTTATTTCTCATTTTAGCAATTAAGTTTAACATCAAAGAAGTTTTTCCCATTCCTGGTCTAGCACCAACAATTATCAAATGACCAGGGCTTAATCCTGTAATCTTTTTATCTAAATCAACAAAGTTAGTTTTTAATCCTCTTGTTGTTTCAATTCCTTTATCTTTATTTTCTTTGTTTTCTTTCGCTTGATTGTAAGTAGTTTTAGCTTCCAGGAATTCTTGAAAGACATCAAATTCTTTCTTCTCCTGATGTGTAAATATCTTATTAGATTCGTTTAAGTGATATTTAAGTAGGTTAGCTAACTCAAAGTTGCTTTTGAGATCGTTAGTTAGTTTTAAACTATAATCTAGCACATCTCGTGCATGTTTTTTATCTTGTATTGCTTTTATTAACTCTGTTGCTAGAAAAGATGTATTGAGTTTACTTATTTCAAAGAGAAACTCATATGATAGTTCTTGGTCTTTAGTTATAGATGCTATGTTTTGAAAATTTATTGGTAAGTCTTTATCATAAAGTTCTTTGATCTTAAGAAATAAAAACTTATGTTCTTTAGTGTAGAAATCATCTGTTGTTAAACTTGATATTGTTTGATTAACTATATCTACATTGAAAAAACATTGACCAAGTAAACAATGCTCAGAATTGACATCACAAAACGATGCTGACATAAAACCTCACTATTATTTTAATCATTCGTTTGATATGCTAACAAATGTTTGCATAAAACCCAAACACAATCATTCAGGACTCAACAATTAATTTTGTTGAGTTTTTTTATTACATTCATTCCTAATTTTCTGAATAAGCAATTCAATATCTAGATTGTCTTTGTAATACAAATTTAGAATTCCTTTTTCTCGTTTTATAGTTACTCTATCATCTCGAATTTTAACTAATTCTGGAAAAACGATTTCTAATAGCCTAGATTCGATTATTTTATATTGTTTGAGTATTTCATCGTTTTTTGCGTTATCGTTGAAATTTGGAGGGTTTAAGATAGCAATTTGACGCTTTGTTGCAAGATTACGTATTCCAAGATCAACACTTACGAACTTTTGCTTTCGATTAAATGTCTCTGGATAGGTTAGTATTTCCTTTTCTAATGAATCAATAATCTTTTTACCATAAAGTTTATACAATTCGTTTCTTTCATCTTCTGATAAAACTTTGAGTAATTTTTTTTGTTGGGGTTTGGGGTCTTTGCCCCCAAGTTTGTTTTTTTCTTTATATATTTCTTTTTTATGATCTTCTTCTATTATATCTTCTTCTAGTAAACCTCCTTTACTACCCTCGTAAACCTCCTTTACTACCCCTAGTAAACCTCCTTTACTACCCCCTTCTGCAAAAAAATCTATATTTTTCTTCCAGATATCTAATATTTCTATCAAAGATGTATCAGGCGAATTATTATCCTTTTTCCTTTCTGTAACTTTTATTAAGCCTTTTTTACATAACGTTTCCCTAGCTTTTAAATATGTAGGAACAGAACTTTTCATTTTAGACGCTATGGTTTTATTAGATGGGTAACATGAATCAATCTTGCCAGCATAAGACATTAATATTAAATAGGCTGATATGGAATAAGCATCTAATCCCATTTCCCTTATAACATTTGGTATTACTGAAAAATGATTATGAGAATTTTTGATTTCATTTTGATCTGACATATCTATCTCTTTGTTAAATGTTTACAATTAAATTAATTGTTATATTTAAATTAATTCGTGAGTGAGATATATTGTAAATATCATATTGTTTTTCAAGGTGAATGTTTACAATATAAACACCAAAGCCAGTAAATACAAATTACTGGCTTTTTCTAAAATATAATCTTAAATTGATATAAGTAAAATAAAAATTTAATTGATATTTCTTTAAATATTATCAGACATTCTTAAGTACTTAACATTTAAAACATTATTTGAAATTTAAAGGATAATTATTTTTTTAAGTTGCGCTAATGCAAGTTAGAATCTACTTACGCAAATAAAATAGCCCGCTATACTGCATGCCATGAAAAGGGCAACACACAATCAGCAGGCTAAGGGCTGTACTAACTCAAAAGTACAACATTTTTATTCTAAGTATGTTAGTTTTGAATATACTGTTTTGGGTTTTCTAAATATTTCAGTTTCTTGTTTTGGTATATTATATTTATCACACAGTTTAAACCAATCTATATTACCATTTCTTTCAATTGAAATGTATTTGACATTTGCTCTTTCGAAATAAACATTATCGTTTCCATAAAGCTCATTTATTTTGCTTTCAATCTCTTCTTTTGCTTTCTTAGTGCTTTTCTCTAACTTATCAAGTTTAGCCCATTCTTCAGCTAGTTTATTAGCTTCTACATCATCTTCATTTGTTACATTTCTAAAAGTTCTGGAAGGTGGATTTAAAGTTAAAATATTGTTATACCAAAATTCACTTTCAGTTTCTTTAATGCTTTCAATAATTTTATTATCTCGTTCTAACTTTATTAGATGATTAAAAGAATTATCAAAAAAGTAAAATAATCCTATTTCTTTTAGATTTCTTACAAACATTTGCTTTTGACATTGATATATATAATCAGGAGAAACAATGCCGTTCATTGCTTCATGAACTACTTTGAAACTAGGACATTTAATTTCATAAGCAATACTAAGATCATCGTTAATTGCATCAAGAGAAGCTCCCATAAACGGAAGAATCGTACTCTCAAATACTTTAGGTTTTAATTCAATTTTATATTTTTCACTTAAGAAATCTCTAGCTACTGGCTCTAATGCCATTCCTCTTAGCATTGCCTCATTTATAGAAACTTCTTTTCCTTCAATCTTAGAAAGATAACAATCAAGTGAATTGCCCCATTTTGATATATTCATTATCTTTGGAGTATCTGAAGCCATTAAATGCGTTCTTCTATAAAGTTTCCATGCATCACTTCCTTGAACTAAATCGATTTCTTTGTATTGTAATTCTTGTGCAATGCTCATAGTTCTTTTCCTTTATCTAAATATTTATTTAAAATGGATCTATTTTCATCAATTAAATCAGCAAGATTTGGATATTCTTCTTTTGCTATTAAAGACAATTCATTAATAAAATCTCTATTTTCTGAAGCATTATTTTTTGCTAATTTTATCATTAAATCAAATGATTTTGACAATCTAAAAATAATCTCAGGAATAAAATAATATTCAAAAAATTCTAAATCTATTGGTTTATGAATTCCTTTTTCTATTCCTTTTTTCATCGTATGATGAACTTGGTCAACAATCATTAATGGATAATAAACTGAAATGTATTTTAAAACTGAATAAAGATCATCTCCATCTTCAACACCTTTTTCTTTACATTTTGTTTGTAGTGAGAAAAGAATTTCAACTACTTGATTGTACATTGTATCAGAAATTTCAGTTATAATTTCCATTGCTAATGGTGAAGTTTTGTCACTATTTTCCATTTGTTTTTCTCCCTACATCTCTTTGTAATCTTTTAAGTGTTAAAAATGTATGAATATTATCATATTCATCTGTATTTATTTCGTTTGGAGATTTGACTCCGAATTTTAAAGCTAGATCTTTTGCTAAATTAATGTCTCCATCGATTAAATCTATAAGAGTTTTAATCTGATTCGCATCAATATGTTTAGAAACATAAGCTTTTTCGACTGATACTTCAAATTTGTCTGGGTCTAAGTCATCGTTTGGAATATTAAAAAATTTCAGTAAAAAATATTTATTGGCATAAGTTTGTAAACCACCAATGGACTTAACATCCGATGCTGCATCTTGTAAAATTTGATGTTTAACAATGAAATCTTTTGGTGAATCGCAAGATGTTAAAGTAAACTTAAAAGTTACTCTTACACCATTTGTTTTGATTAAATTTTTGCTCTTATCTTGAATTGTCATTTCAATGCTTTCAATTTTCATCATGTCCATATCAAGCCAAATTCCTTGATTATCCATTTCTTGTTTTATAGCACCAAATAGTTGAGATTCTTTAACGTACTTATAACCATATCCTTGAGCTTCTTTTTTAAGATATGAAACTGATTTTCGAACTTCTAATAATTTTTGATATAAGTTTAGATTTGGCTTCATCAATGATTTCATTGGCTCACCAATATACTTTTCTTTTACTTTAGACATAAATCCCCTTTTGATCATGTTTTATATAGTGTATAATTTGAATATCAATTTCTTTGATATTTCATTGTATATCCCTTATTTAGCCTCTTTAACGAGAGGCTTTTTATAAATATCAATTATAACAAATTGTAAATATCATTCAATAGAAAAGTTATAAATATCATATTGTTGCTAAAAATTTTAATGTACAAAAAATTAATAAGTGTTAAATTTATTTCTAATAGGTAACTTATGAAGATGGTAGATTATTTATTTGTTAACAATCTAAATGCATATGACTTAGCAAAGATTTGCATGGTCTCTCATACTGTAATTTACAAAGTAATGGATAACAAACCTATCTCTCAAAAGATCGCAGATAAGATCAATAGAAAAACAAGAAGTTCAATAGATTTCATAATATATACTCCTCATCATAAAGGAGGAGGAAAAAATGAAATTAAAAATTGAATTACCATCTAAACCTATTCCTTGGAATCGAGCTGGGCATACTAAGAATTTTTTTTATGATACTCAATTTAATCTAAAGAAAAACATTCGAAATTACGTAAAAGAAAATTATTCTATTCCTTTGATTCCAGTTTCTGAAGCTCTAAGAGTTACCTATCTTTTTGAATTTTGTATTCCGAAATCTTGGTCAAAAAAGAAAAAAATTGCCTTTAAAGATAAATATCATAAAAATACTCCCGATACAACAAATTGTATGAAATTTATTGAAGATACATTTAATGATTTTATTTATGTTGATGATAAACAAATTGCATCAACTTCGGCAGATAAAATATGGTCTGAAAGAGATTGTATAACAATTATTATTGAAGTATTAGAATATTGAAGTATTAGAATAAGGAAAAACAATGAAAAAATTGATTTTTGCATTATTATCAAGTAGTTTATTAGTTTCATGCTCATCAGTTTATAAGTGGCAATCTGAATTTCCTGACAATCCTATAGAAGAATGGCTAGAAGATGAAATTGAATATTATACAGATTTAGATATTGACTTAACTCCAGTTACAGGGGAAGAAACACAATCATTAGATATTTTTAAAAAGAAATAGAAATTGGCGGAATCAGACTCGTAGAGTTTGTAGAGATACGGCGTTAAGCATGCTAGCGGTCTCGCCCGCCTCATTTATCAAAGGATAATAATATATGTCATCAAAACCACAAGAAATTAAAGGACAAGAAATTAACTTATTAAATATTAAGGAAATTGAAAACAGTTCAGTGAAAATTAAATTTAACTTAGAACTAATTTCAACTGAATGGACAATAAGAGAATGTCTGATAATCAAAAAGAAAGATGGTAGTTATTTTATGACATTTCCAAGTAGAGAATATGAAAAAGATGGAGTAAAGAAAAAGTATAGTTTTGTAACTATGCCTCCTGAAAGGAAAAGCAAACTAGAAACTTTAATTTTAGAAATGCTAAAACCATATTATAGTTTAACTTAATTATAAAAACTTTCTTTAATAGCTTTCATCATAAGCTTTAGCTTTAATAAAACTCTTCTTATTTTAGCGTATATGTTCATTAATTCCCCTTTTTAACAAACTAAATATCCAGAGAAAAATGTTAATAATGAAGCATCAGCACCATCAACACCCAATATACCAGCACTGTCTCCTACACCACCAATAACTTTAATTGTTACATATGCAGTATCTAAAGCATCCATATCAGCAAGTACACTGAAGCTTTTTACATAAATATTTGATCCTGTTTTTAAATCACTTTGTGCATAAGGGTTAGAAAAGTCTCCACGGTAACTTCTGTTGCTTGTAACTAAAGTGATTTGAATTTCTGTCATTACGTTACTTAATGCATAAACGCCAACACACACGTTAAATTGATATTTACCAGTAACTGATGATGTAAAAGTATAAGTTCCATTATTATAATCAGCATTTTGATCATAAACTTCTGTGTCAAATGGTATAGTTACTAACGCTGAATTTCCAGTTTGATTAGCTAAATTAGCGTTTCTATAAGCTAAAAAAGCAGGTTGCAAAGGCATTGTCCGCTCGCCTGCTGTTGTCATTTTCCATGTAGTATTACCAGCCGATGGAGTTGCTCCATCTGTTATCTTTAAACTGTCTGCATCTGAATTATCGATGCCTTGAGAAAATTGACTTCCGCCAGTTACTAGATAGTTAGTATAAGGATCACCTGCGCTGCTTCCTTGAGTTGATATAGTAAGAGCTGCTCCAGATGCTGCATTTGTATTATCTGTGTTTATAATATGAACTGGATGTGTTGCTCCTACTGATCTTTTTGTAAAACTAGTAATACTTGAAATATTAGAAGTTAAATCTAAATTCCAAAAATTATATACTGCATTTCCTGTAGTAGTTACTGTTAAATTAATAGCTCTAGTGCAAAAACAATTTATTACTGTTGTTGTATCTCTCATGTAAAATGTTGTAGAAGTTGATAAAAAATGTGCAATTAAATTTGTAGTTCCATTAAGATTTACTGCTATATTTGCTCCAGTTCCTCCACCAGTTAATACAATTCTATTTAAAGTTCCAAAGTTTGAATGTACAGGAGTTCCAGCGTCATTATTATCAATCCCAAAACCATCGCCATTTATAAAAATATCGCCACCGTTAAAAGTAGAACATAAAACTAAACCTTTTCCATCCTGGATAAATATTTGCTTAAAATTAACGTGCATTGTTTGATTTACACCGCATGTAAATCCTATAGATGTTCCATTTGCAATTGTTATATCTACATCAACATTTGTTTCATCTGTTCCTACAGATTTAATTGCTCCACTAAACGTATCATCTGGAATCAATCTATGAAATTTTACATCTGAATTATCTACACAATATATTCCATTGTCTCCAAGTCCAGTAAGATCTAAAGTTGCACTTGGGGCATATATATCTACAAATGAAACACATGTAATAATTTCACTATAAATTCCATCATCGAAACATTCTATTACGAATCTATTAACGGCACTTGGCGTCATAGCCGTAGCATCAGTTATTGCAGATCCAAAAGTTAATTTAGCTTCTTCAATATTTAATCCGCTATTAGCATCATTTCCGTGTTTACCTACATAATAAATCTGATTCTGATTAACTCCACCACTTCCTGCTGCTTGCCAAGTAACTGCTCCCGTTCCATCTGTTGTAAGTACAGTTCCGACCCCACCGTCTGCTACAGGAAATGTATATGCACTTGCAAATGTAACTGCTCCCGTTGCATTAGTTACTGCAAGTGCAGCAACTCCACCACTTGGATCAGATGATGTTGTTAGTTTCCAATCATCGGTAGCTGATGAATTATCTACTCCTGCTGAATAATAAGGCCCTGCTCCTCCAGATACTTCCCAAATAACCATGCTATCTGCACCACCTGCTGGGGTTGCTAAATGTATGTCAGCGGTAGATGCTGCGTTATTATCTGTGTTATTTACACCCAATGAAATTGGATTAACTGGTGTTAGATTACTAAATGTAAATCCTGCATTATAGGCTATAGTTCCAAAAGCGGGGTTTGCTCCCGTTGCTGCTATTAGTAGTTGACCTGTCGTTCCTGCTGCTGTAGATTCAATAGCTGCTGTTGTGCCTTTACTTATCATCACACCTTGTGCAGTCTGAACGCCTAATTTAGCTTTCAATGATGAAGGATTTATAACATGATAATCAGTTAATGTTCCTGTTATAGTTTCTGCATTAGTTGCTATCTCAACAATTCCTTTCACTACAATTGTAGCATCAATTCCTGATATAGTTCCTATATTACTTGGCGCTTGCCCAGTAACTATAATCCCTTGCCCACCAATTAATTGAATATTTCCTGATATATCAGGCTCGATACCAGGAACACCATCATTAGTAATGATACTGTCAATACCGCCAGAACCACCAATAAATTCAACGAAACCATTTGTAACTGTGAATGATGCACTATCAAATGAAGCAACGCCTTTTGAAGCTAATAATTCATTTGCTCCTGCAGTTGCATTGATTCCTGTTATGGTTATTGTTTTTCCAGAACCTGTAGTTGTAATACCATTATCGCCTAATATTTCAAGAGTGTTTCCAATTGCAACTGAAGTCCCTATGTCTGTGATAAATTGCGTTGGAATTTGCGGATTTGCCGCTTCAATATTTATGACACCAGCTTGCGACAATTTTTCCTCCTATCCCTTTATATGAGATGAATTTGTTTTTACAATATTACAATCTATTCTTTTAATCAATTCATACAAATCTTCAATCATTTTTTCTTGTATAAATTGTCTTTTTTTTAATATTTCTATTTCTCTTAACAAACTTTGATTATTTAGTTTATAAATATCTATTTCTTTTTTAAGAATGTCATTTGCATAGTTTATTTGAATAACTGTAGTTTTCTGTAAATCTTCAATTTCCTTTAGGTTTTTTTTAATAGAATCATTTAATCTTTTTTCAGAATGAACCAAATTGTTAATACATATTTCATTGTTTTCTGATATTTCTTTAAATTTTTTCTCAAGATGCAATTTAAATAGATGATATTCACCACATTTTAATAAATCTGTTGTCCTTTCGAATACATATTTTAGCAATTCATCTTTTTGTTTTTTTATTTCAGATGTGTAATCATTTATATTACAAAATAATATTCTTATTTGTTCTCTTGCATAAATATCTGAATTTTGAAAAGACATTCTGGCTTCTATAAGCTGATTATCACGAACTTTTTTTTGATCGTCTATCAGTTTTAAAATAGAATCAATCCGATTTTTGATCTCGTTAATCTCTTTATTAGAAGCCAAAATGGAATTATTATGATTTGTTATTTCCTGTTTTACTATAAATTCAAACTGTTTAACTAAATCATTTCTTTTTAGCATTAATAAATACACTCCACAAAAACAGAACCACTAACTGGAGCTGTAATTTGTTTTACATAAAATTGTGTTCCAACTTCTAAAACAAATTTAGGATCTGTTTTAGGCATTTTATTTGTTTGTAAATCATACAATCTAAATGAACCAGCTGCTAAAAACATTTCATCTTGTGATAAATTAGTTGTGAAATAAACATCACCTTCGGTGTTATTGGAAATACAAAATATTCTTACTTCATTTTCTGTTGGACTACCAACTGGAGCGTAAGCACCAGATATACCACCAAATGCTAAAGTTTTTATTGCTTCGAAAAATACTCTTGAACTCATTCTTCCTCCTATCTAAATATTTCTACTCAGATTTTTGTTCTTCTTTTTTTACTTCATTAGCTGCGGTAACTTCTTCTTCTTGAGCTTTAAGAATTCTTGCAACAACTTCACCTTTAACAGATAAAAGGAAATCATGCATCAAACCAAGTGATGTATCGGCATCAGCTAGTAAAATTATTTTCTTATCTTCGCTTGCTATTTTAACTATGTTTTCTTGTTTCATTGTTTTCTCCTATTTTATGATTAATATCGCCTAGTTTTTAAGCTAGGCGAATGATAATTATAATATATTATGATTGACCATAAATTATATAGGTAAAACTTGAAACATCTGTTACTGCTGCTGTAGCTGTTGCATCGTATGCTGCTACAGTAAACTTAACTCCTGGATCAATTGTATAAACTAAATGACCTAATACTGGAGTTCCATTTAAAGCACTTCTTGTAATGCAAATTCTATCAGTTGCTGCAATATTGGTGTTTGCAATGTCTACAGTTCCAGCTACTAATGTTCCTGTGCCAATTGCATCTGTTACCGCACCACCATTTAAGATAATTTTTGTTGCAACATTTGCAAGACTTAAGTTTCCATAAACATTTACGTTTCCAGAACCAGCTTTTAAGTCTAAAGATGCTGTTGTATTTTCAGTACCTACAGTTATTACGTTAGCCGCTGCACCAGTTCCAATATTAATAGTTTTAACACCAGTATTTGCTGCTACGTTTATAGTTTGAGCGCCTGTTCCACCTAAAATTGTTGCTGTTCCAGTATTAGCACCTGTACCACCAAAATTGATAGTACCTGAAGTTGTAGTAGGAGCAAATGTATAATTTGATGTTGCTGCTCCATCTAAACTAAAGTTTCCAGTTCCTACTTTTAAAGTAAGAGCTGCTGCACCACTAACTGAACCGATAGTTATAAGATTTGCTACTGCTCCATCTCCAATATGAACAACTTTTGCTGCTGTAGCACCTGTTGCAATATTAACAGTTGTAGCACCTTCTCCAGAACCTACGTTAACAATGTTAATACCATCTGAAGAACCCAATGTAATTGTTCCTGTTTGGCTAGTACCACCAATAGAAATTGTTCCTGTTGTAGTTGATGCACCAATTGTATAAATACTTGCAACA